CATTTTGCTATACGCCCTTCATGATGATTCCAACAATCCTTTTGCAAAGCTCGGGCTTCTGATGGTCCTTGCAGACACCCTCATGTAGCTGGTTCAACATGTCCATTGATTGCTGTTCAGCCGAAGATATCTGCGGTAAAAAAATGGTCATCACCAACAGACAAAAAACTTTCCTCATATCCCTATCCCCAAACGTAAGTGTTGGGATAAAGCCTAGCACGGCGAGACTGCAAGTCCACGCAAAAGCCTTAATCGTTCATCCGAACAATTAAAACAGACCCAACCTTTCTCCCCCTCGGAAGCTCCTTTATGGCTATGCCATGGTCGGCTAAACGAAAGTCTATCAACTGAGTTTTCAGTTATTGATACAAAGGGGATTTTAGCTCGCTTGAAGGTTGTGATGGCTGCTTTAATGGCATCGTTTGCCGATGAATAGATTTTGTCCTTCTTTTGGATATTCCCACTCTGCCGATAAATTATAACTAAATATTTACTGGCATCATCCAGATTGGCTACCTCAAAGATTTGATCTAAGTAAACAACATCTTTGTTGGTAGGGTAATCGGCTGCTTTTTGCTTTGCGCTCATGGATGAAAATCCAACAGCAGCAATAACGAGAAGCCCTAAAATGCCAATGATTAGCTCCATAACCCCATTTCCATGAGTATCAGTGAAGTAAATCCTGGACGGGGTACGTCGCAATGGGAAGAAAAAAAACCCACGAATGCGGGTTAGGGATTAGCTATATATTTTTGATAATAGTTTCTAACATTTCTGATGACCTGCTTGGACTGCATGAAACCATCTAAAATACGCTGAAATGTATGATCAGGACATTGCTGTTTGATTATTAAATCCCCTGCGGTAACTCCAGCCACTAATTTTGTGGATGCAAAAATATCGGCTTTTCGATAGTAAACATAACTTTGGTGCCCTATAAATGGATGATCCCCTACTTCCAATAAGCAAGTCGGGTCATAGGGCAAATCAGGGTAAACGGTAGTTATGTTTACGAGCAAAACAGATTCTGCATTAGAATACTTTGGATAAGGAACTGGGTCATTGCACACTATATGCAAATGTTTGGACCCTCCTGAAGGGACCAAAATAGAGCCTTTAGCTAATGGAATGAATTGCGCCATTCTTTATCCAAATTTATAGCGGCTAAGGACGCAATCTAATTGCTCCGAATCAATAATTTTGCCACTCAATTTTTCTGCAACTTCACGAGTTCGACCTAAAGCTGAAAAAGTTGATGAAAATGGTATTGCAACCGAGGTATTGCCTGGATCCTGCCATTCAGCACAGTGCTCATGAGTAAAATCTCTAATTTGGTACTTACCCATGCTGCCAAATTCATCATAAATTCTATCCATCACCTCAATGTCTGCATCACTCAACTCATCAAGACCTTCAGGATTCAGAATTGCAACATTGAGCGCAACTTCATAATTGGCTTTGCCTGCCACCCAGTAGTTCCAACCAGCCCCGTCTTTATCGCCACCATTCTTCAATAAATCATAGGTTTGAGACAAAACAGGACCATGTTTCATGGCGACAAATCTATCTCCACTGATAGATTCCCCATACTCATCAAGTGATTTTCGGTCAGAAAGATACAATAACTTAATAAGCTTAAGATATGCCATGCGCCCGCCATCTCTCGATAGCAGGTAAGCAGCCATTTGAGCCACTCTTTCTTCGCTGAACATAACTTACTCCGGGTTAAGATGGAAAAAACTTCTGACTAGATTCTATGACGATGTCGTCAACCGTTCAATATAAGGTTGACTCATTTTAATGACATCAGATATATCCGCATGAATTTTATGAGATTATAGATATTGCATCCAAGCTGGAAGTTAAGCTAGAATCCTCCGCCCTAAAATTTATCGTATATCAGTTATCGACAGATTACGTAATAGCTTTAGCCAACCGCAGCGCCTTCTTCGCCATGTAGTCATCTGCCCCCGCATCATATTCATCACGCGTGAAGCCCTTCTGATCCGGATACTTCGCGTTCAGCATCAGCTGCAACTCCGTCATGGAGAGTTGCTCAGCCTCCGCCCGGCTGATGCCAAAATGGTTACGCGCTGCACTGATGTAATCGAACGATCGGAACTCAGTGGTTGCCTGAGCTGACTCATGCCGCTGGAGCTGGCGGATCTTGGCTTTGCCGATGATGCCGTGGGTAATCAGGGATTGCGCTATCAGCACCATTTCAACGGCATTCATCAATCCTGCCCGGTATACGAATGCCCATTTCCCTGACTTGCCGGGGATAATGTCATCAGTCAGCCGGGATACGTCACTCTCACAGCACGCTGCCAGCACCGACATTGCAGCCATCATTGCTGGCTTCCCCATCTGCTTTCGATTCAAGTGAGCCATCAGCCAGGCAGGAACTGAGCCCTATGCATCCATGGCGTGTTGAATCAGCGGCGTAATCTCATCGTTATGCTGGTCATAGAAGGCCTGCACAATCTCTTGCGGCTCACCAATTCGTGACATGGCAGCGAATGACGGACGGAAGAAATAATCATCATCACCGTGGCTTATCATGCACTCGCCCATCTCTTTTAAAGTCAACATTGCATACTCATGTATTTGTGATTGATAATGCGGCTTTTGAAAACACTACTAAAGCAAATAAAAATGACATACAAAAAAACAAGTTAAGAAAATTAAATTCTGGCGTTATAATAAGTTCCGCTTCTTTATTGACTTCGTTAGCCACAGCATATTTTGCATATCAAATTGGCACCGCTCAAGTTAACGCGCAAAAAATACAGTACTCACCAGTTTTCACATTTAGAAAAGACTATGAAAAATACGAAGGGAAAGATATATATAAAACTGAGTACTTGTCAGTAGAAAACGAAGGGTATCCTATCTTGAACTTCAAAGTCTCATTGGACACTGTCTTAACCTTAAAACTTACGGATTATAATAAGGCCGGGAGTGACATAGCCATATCATTACCTACTGATTATTTCCTTGGTCAATCTAGCTCAAGCGGTGGAAAAGGAAGGCTTGCATTTTTCATTGGAAATGAAAACCTATCCCTAGATAAAAAAATGAACTTGCAGATAGCAAATTTCAACAAGGAGAATAATTTTAAGAAATTTATAATCCAGACAACCAACACCATAGTTAAGATAAGATACACTGATGCTTCTGAAGAAACCAAGACGAAATATTTTATAGATGAGCAGTCTGTAGATCGAGATGAATATGAAAAGATACATTCCAAAATTGAAGGAAAGAAACAATTTCAACTGGAAAATTTTGATCTTAAATCAATTTTAAGCACAGAGGCTAATTAAGGGCGCATTTAGCGCCCATTTTTTTAAGTGATGGTTGCCGCAGTGGTGCCAGTAAAGCCACCATCGCTTGAGGTGAAGGTGATTGTCGCTGTGCCTACGGCCACACCTGTCACCAGTCCAGTAGAGCTGACCGCTGCCTTCGTTGCATCCGAAGTTGTCCAGGTGCCGGACTTGTCGGTTGCATCAGATGGGAGAACGGTAGCGGTTAACTGACGGTTAGCGCCAACTGCCAGCGAGGTGGTAGCAGGAGAAACCGTTACGCCAGTAGCTGGGACAGCATCGTCGGTGTCGATTACATCGATGGTGTCTGCATCAGCCACTTTGAACTCGGTGGAGAAAGTGATGATGTCGTTCGTGCCGCCGTCAGAGCTCAGAGCGTTAATCAGCATGTAACCGATAAAGGTGATTGCACCGAACTCCATGCGAACCCAGATAGTCGGCTGGCGTGCCGCCTGAATCTCGGTGTTGAAGTACTTAATCAGGCGGAACACGCCGTACTGATCGAGCTTGTCATTGCGGCGAACCTCACCCTCAAACGAGATGGTGAAGTCAGCATTGGTGACGATGTTTTCAACATAACCTTTGGTGTCGTCGGCGTCCGAAGTCACGCTGTTCGGTGAGAAGTCGAAGCCTTTACTTGTGCCGGCTGCCAGAGCTTTCCACTCTGACTCCTGCGGTAACGCATCGGCACAGCCATCGGCTACTTCGAGCACAATGGCGCGGCCAAACAACTTGGTGTTGTCCGTTGGGCAATTTGCTGCCATGGGTAATTCCTCTTTGACGTTTTCCGGCCTATTCGCCGTATTTGATTGCAAACTGAAGCCGATAGACCAGGCGGCCTTCGGTTGTTAAGACTGGCGCGGGAACCCCGCCAAAGTTTTCGATATAACCGATGCAGTTGCTGGGTAACGGATCTGCCTGAATGCGCTGAATGATGGCCTGAACTGAGTCATCAGCGGCCTGATTGCCATTCATGGCGCCAATCACATCAACCATTACGTAATACTCACCGCCCAACTCATTGCGGAGGTTAGAACCACCGTTTGGCCGGAACACCATGAACTTGTCGGTTTTGACGCCGGAATCAGTCCAGATAAGCTTCTGAACTTTGAAGCCATCGGTCAGGCCGGCAGAGATAAAGTAATCCCGCAGGCGGTCATGCATGGCTGGAATCCCAGACTCATCTCCTTCTTGATGGTCCTGTCGATAAGATCTCCAGCAGTTCGATACCAGCTTATTCACTGCACCGTGAGCAATACCGCCGCGCCGGTAAAGTTTGTACAGGTCCTCGATTGAAAGGCCGTCTTTAAAGCCATATTCGCACCATGCACTTTCGCGTTTAGCATCCAGCCCCATCCCGGGGTTAAATGCCATGGCGCGCGCACTGGCAAAGGGTTCTGCAGCAGAGGCGTTTGCACTTGAAAACCTGACGGCCGTTAAGTCAGTGGCAATCCAGCGTTCTGCGGCATATGCAGAAGCTGAGATCGCTCAGGCAGCAGCAACAAGAACTGCCACAGCTGCAGCAGTTACCGCCACTGGCACAATTAAATCTCTTGCAAGTGGCGCCCTTGCTCTCATCGGTGGCCCTGTAAGCGCGGCGGTTATAGCGGCAGCCGGAATTTTCTATTTTTACCAGAAGATGCAGCAGGCCCGGCAAGAAAGTATCGATTTCGCTGACAAGCTAGATAATGTGATCGCCAAGATGAAAGGGCTGAGTCAAATTCAGCTTGCAGCGGAGATCGACAATGCCACTAAGTCAATCAGCGCACAGGCGGACGCACTCAAAGGCAATCAGTCCAGCATTGAATCTAACGAGCTTCAGCAATCACGACTGCGCCGCACGCTTAGCTATCTGGAAGAAGGCAGTCTGCTTTATAAAGTGACTCTTTCAGAGTTGTCAGATGCTCAAAGTGAGCATACTCAACTGCTAGCCCAAAACGAAAGCGCACAGAACAAGTTAAGTAAGACAGTAAGCAAAACTGGAATTCTCCGCGCTCAGATGAACGGAACATTCGCTCAGGGAATTGATCTTCTCAAAAGCGATGGTGAACAGGCTGGTGTAGCTGCAGGATTGATGAATCAATTCGGTAACGCGATCGACTTTGCCAGCCGGGCAAAAGAAAAATTCAACTCGACCAGCCTCCAGATTCCCCGCAGCGATAAGGCAGATGCTTACAACAAAGACCTAGCCGATGAAAACACGCTCCTTGCGATCACCGATAAACGGCTTCGCGCTGTAACCAAAGCTCGCATGGAGGCTGGCGATAAAGGGGGTAATCAGAATCAGGTTAACGCTGCGGGTCAACTTGCAGGCGCTCAATATGATCTGCAGCAAGCTGAAGCGGCTAGGAACAAGGAAACAAAGGAAGGTATTTCTCAGGGGAAAAAAGCTGAGACTCAGGCTGAGTCAATTGCTCAAAAGCTTGCAAATCTTAAGCAGCAATCCGAGTTAGCGGGAGACTCCACACGACAGCTTAGCCGTGATCAGGCTATTTTGACGGCGCAGCAATCACTTGGCAGCGCAGCAACTGAGAAAGATATCAAGTTAGCAGGTCAGTACGCGGCCGCGAAATGGGATACCGGCAATGCAATTCGCGCGCAGGCGGCGGCAGAAAAACTTCTACCTGAAACGAAGGAGAATGCCAGCTACAAACAGGATGTTTCAGACCTGCAGACAGCCTTGTCGGCCAAAAAAATTAGCCAGGAGCAATTCAATTCCACTTCTGAAAGGCTGGAGCAAGAGCATCAGGTAAATCTAGCTAAGATTCGCGCAGATACTGCTGCTGGCGTATCCGCGTACGCCGAATCACGCCTGACAGCACGGTAGATACGCTGGTTAATGGCACCATCTGGAACAGCTACGTTGAAATCACGGATGACAACCTGAACTATCCTTTCTCAGCCATTGCCGGTTCCGTGATAGACCGAGACCAGTACACCGATACGCCGAGCCGAACTTACCATCTTCGCGGGTTGATTGTTGATGTGCCGGATAATTACGACCCCATAAACCGCACATACAGTGGTCTCTGGACTGGCGGCTTTAAGGCGGCATGGAAGAATAACCCAGCATGGCTGTTCCGGGCGCTTGTAAAAAACAACAGGTACGGACTTTCCCGGCGCGCTGGTTACATTGATGTCGATGACGGCTCACTCTATATCCTGTCTCAATATTGCGATCAGCTTGTTGATGATGGATATGGCGGCCGTGAGCCAAGGATGACGCTTAATGCCTATATCACTGAGCAGGCTTCAGCGCGTGACATTCTGGATAATATTGCCGGGATGTTTCGAGGGATAGCGCTGTGGGATGGGATGCGACTTGCTGTTTCAATTGACGCTCCGCAAGACCCTATCGCAGCGATCACCAATGCTAACGTGGTGGATGGCACGTTCACCTACAGCAGTACGAAGCGCTCAGACCGGTTTAATGCCGTGGTTGTGTCATGGACTGACCCGGACAATGGCTGGGAGCAGCAGAAAGAGTACGTTTCGGATGATGACCTGATTGCACGGTTCGACTACAACGAGACTACTCTGGAGGCATTCGGCTGCACCTCCCGAGGACAGGCATGGAGGGCAGGCAAGTGGCTGCTTGAAACGGCGAAGCGTGAAACCAAAAAAGTGCAGTTCCAGATGGCGCGCGACGCGATCGCCTTTACGCCTGGCGAGATCATCGAGCTGATGGATAGGCGACCTGACATCCGCGGTAAACGAGAAGCTTACGGCCGTGGTTAGGGATGACGGAACAGCTTCAGCGTCTTACACATTGCGAGTCGGTATCCAGCGCGGAGACCAGTATTACAGCGCAGGCATGGCAGTAGGTATTGAGCCATCAGGGAGCAGCTATAAATCTACGCTGGCCTTTAATGCTGACCAGTTCGGCATTTATACCGGTAGCAGTGCAGGCAGCTATCAGTTGGCGTTTGCTGCGCTGAATGGTCAGGTTTTCCTTCGCTCTGCATTTATCCAGGATGGATCAATCGATAACGCTAAGATTGGTAATTACATCCAGTCAACTGGCTATGTTGCCGGTTCGGTTGGATGGAAACTTGATAAGTCGGGTACTTTTGAAATCAATGGATCGAATGGAGCTGGAAGAAAAGTAATCACGGCTACCCAGGAGCTGGTATATGACGGTAATGGCACCCTGCGCATGCGCTCAGACCTTTGGTAATGAGAGGTAATAATGCCAGCAGGAATGCAATGTTGGGATGAGACAGGTAAGTTGGTTGTCGATATAGGGGATTATAACTGCCGGTTTTTGGGGGCTATTAATGTCTCTTATCCGGCAAATACTGCCGTGGTGAACACAAGTTACTCGGGGCTTAAAGCTAACGGTAGCTTTGGCGTTGTTGTGGCGACAACATCAGGCGGATGGGTTTTTTCAATATCTGAATTTGCCGTTAGAACTTATGACGGGGGTTTCAGGATTATAGGAATATCATCTTCCAATTCTGCGGCTACGTTAACTGTAAATTTATATGGATTTCTATGAGCGGCTTTCAAGTTTTTAATGCTGCTGGGGCAGTGACAATAGATTCTGACTATTTTGGAACCTACTTCCGAGATAACAGAGCCTATGCAGGCGTTGATGAATTAGGGGCATACGGTATTACTACCCCGATCGGAGATTCACGGGACATGGGTTACACACTGAACCCATTCCCGTTAGATGGGAACCTTCAGTGGTTCAAATTCAACAATGGCGCTAAGGCAGTCTTCTGTAACGGTAACGAACCGCTGGCAACAGTCAATGCAGGTTCAATGGCGCGAACCGGAACCGATGTACCAATAGTCAGTGGATATCGCGACGTCTATAACGCTGCAGGGCAGTTGGTTTGGTCGGCAGTTTCAGCTGCCAAAATTCCAAGGGTTATGGGGTTCTTCGATATCCCCGCAGGCTTTGCCCTCGACACAAATGTTTATTCTCAGGCGATAGGCACAAATACCTGGCTGTTGGCCAGCAACTGCCCCGGAAACCTGTCATACGGTGATGGAGAAGGATCGGTAACTGGATACTCTGGTCTATTTTTCAGATACGACTCTGGAAATCTGCAGGTCTACTGGATTAATCAGAACCAGAGAAGTTGGGCGCAGACTTTTCAGCCGTATGGTTTGCGCATTCCATACGCCATTATCCCTAATCTTTCATGATGAGGAAAAGCGATCTTTTTGATTAAAGAATATCATCCATGCTTCTTTTGCTTAAGGATTCAGCATGTTTTAGCTTATGGAAAAACAGCGTGGAAATATTATGAAAACTTTACTTTTCATTTTGGCAATGTCCGTCAGCAGCCTCTCTCTGGCAGAAACGCATGGCATCAATTATCCCGATCGTGCCGAGCGCCTTAGGGTAACAGGCCATGCAAAAGTGCTATACGACATCGGTGTAGATGGCCTGGTGAAGAACATCAGGTTTATTGAGGCTGAGCCGCGTTATGTCTTTGAGAAAGAAATAACGAAAGGTATTAAACGTTGGAAGTTTGACGAGCAGTCACCGCGGCAGGGTATCCCTCACGAATTCACATTCGTCGCCAAATAGAACAAAACCCCTTTCACCGAACCCGGCCACTGTGCCGGGTTTTTTATTGCCCGGAGAAAAGTTATGCCAGCAGGCACTATCGCATTAACAAACAATTCGACCACTGTTACCGGTACCGGTACATCCTTCACCACCGAGCTTAAAGTTAATGACTTTGTGGTGGCAGTAGTTGGCGGCGTGGCTTACACCCTGGGTGTGGCCGCTATTGCCTCGAACACCTCACTAACCTTGATCCAAAAATATGATGGCCCCACAACCTCCGGCCTGACATGGAACCCGGTACCGTTTGGTACTATGACTGCAATCACCGCACAACTTGCGGCGCAGGTAACTTACGCCATTCGTGGACTGAACCTAGATAAGGCCAACTGGCAGCAGGTATATACCGGAACTGGCAACATAACCGTAAATTTACCCGACGGATCAAGTTATACCGGGCCAGCATGGAACGGAATAGCCGCCGCGATAGCCAATAAAGCCGGCAGTGGGGCCAACTCCGACATAACGTCATTTACAAACATAACCGGTGGAATCGCTCTAAAAAGAGGAGGCTCACTAAGCTATGAAAACCCGTCTAATGCCTCGCAACAATTGGGTTTTTTAAACTATGACTACACCAACGGCACATTATTACTGGGGAACTCATTCACTCCAGCTAAGATAAAAGCATCCTCCACTGTGCAATTCAGGACAACGGACGCCGCAGTCAGTAATACCGTAAACCCGGCATGGGTGTCGCTCTCAGCAGGAAACATAGTAGCCAATGCATTCGTACAGACAAGCGGCGGATTGATGTACGGCGGCCAGCTGACTTCCAGCTTGCAGATAAACGGCTCCGGCGCACGATCTGCAATCATGCAGTATTACCTCAATAGTGGCGTGGACGAAAACATACTGTTCACGCTACTTATAGGCGGGACTAGCACGAACTTCCGCCTTAATAACGCCGGGTATGGCGTTGCCCCGGCCGGGTGGATCACATCATCTGACTCAAGGATTAAAGATAAGAAGACGGTAATTGATGATCCGTGGACCAAAATTCGCGGCATGAGGGGCTACACGTGGACGAGGCTCGATACTGGCGCTGAGGGGGTAGGGTTTCTGGCGCAGGAAGTGCAGTCCATCTTCCCTGATAACGTTATGAACCTCGGTGAGACTACCTTGAAAGACGGCACCGTAGTGAAGGACACACTGGCGCCTGATACCCTCGGAGTGGCAGCTGGCCTGCATCATGAAGCTATTCTCGCTTTGATGGATAAAGTTGAGGCTCTTGAAAGCGCCGTACAGTCTCGCGATGCCGCTCTGGAAGAAATACAGGAGCGCCTTAAAGCCCTCGATGGGCTGGACGCGTAAGTAAATTCCCCGCCACTTCAGTGAGCTAACTTTCCCACCTCAAAATCCCCTTGATAGCCTGCACCGATCAATATTACTGTATATCTATACAGTATTTTGTGAGGGGTTATCATGGCACGCAGAGACGACATAGCAACTGCATTCAGAGCAAGCATCAAAATAGCGCCGAACGGCAAGCGCACGGTGACAACGGTCGACTTCGTGGAGCATCTGACGAAGGTAAACCACGATTTCACCCTGGCTGAGGCTAACCGGTGGATTGAGCACTATCAGGGCAGCTTCCGCGACATCTCGACAGAAGAGGGTGAGCGCCGGATGTTCCACCTGTTTAATCCTAACAACAGGGGCCACTGATATGGGATTTCCATCACCGGCACAGGACTACGTTGAATCGCGGATCGACCTGAATGTGATCTGCCAGGTGCGGCCCAGCGTGACCATGTTTGATATTGATGGGGTTCTTCATCTGATGGATTCCGGCTCTAAGCCAATGTCAGGTGGATATGCTCTGTTTCGAGCTGTACGGCGAGAGGGCGGTAGGCAAGCTGATGTTGGGCAATCAATCATCACTCGTGACGGAGAAACGCTTGAGGGGTTTCTATGGAGGATATCGTAGTGTTGGGTAAAGTGACCTTCATGGTTTCGAACAACCACAAGGACAGCCGGCCGATTATCTGATGGGGCAGCTATGGGACAAAAAATTGCCGCAATCTTACTTCCTCTGCGCTAACAGATTGGTAAAACATTGCGGCAATGCTTTGTTGGTGCGAGCTTTAATCTATCCATTTACTAGCTCTATTTTTCTACCATTGCATCATGAGTATGCAGGTTTAGCGGGTGTAAGAGACGTGGCGGCACAAAAAAGCCCGCATGGCGGCGGGCATGTGCTCAGGTCTTGTTGCATAAATGTTACTTTTAAGACTAATACCCCCAGATAATTCGGACAGAAGCGTCGGGGAGTGATATTGTAATTTCTTCTTGTTCACAGTTTATGAAGGTTATTATTCCTATTATCAGATTCAAATGCCCGTCATGTCATGGA